AGCCCTGCGCGGCCAGCCAGTCCCGCGCGATCTGCTCCCAGCTCTTCCAGCCAATGGGCGAATAGAGCGCCGAGAGGTGGAAGCCGATGGAGGCCGGATCCGCGCTTTCCGCCGTGGCCCGCCATTCGCCCTCTTCCAGCATCCTGGTCTTGTGATGCTCCGCGATGGGCTGCTCGCAGCCTTCACAGTGATAGGCGGCCGTCTCAGGCCGGTCCTTGTCCCACCGCAGGCGCTCGAACTGCAGCCATTGCATATGGCCACAATGCGGGCATGGCACGAAGTAGCGCCGCTGGTCGCTGGCTTCGAACTCGCGCTCAATCCTGCTCAGGCCCCGGATCGTGGGCGTCGAGACCATGAACACCTTGCGCCGATGCGCAAAGGTCGTGGTCCGGGCCTCGGCCAAGCTGACCGGGTCACCTTCCTCGTCCGCCGAGGCGGGATAGGCATCGACCTCATCGAGGAACACATAGCGCGCGGGCATGGACCGAAGACCGGTCGCGGAATTGGCGCCCGTCAGCACGAGAATGCCGCCGGGGAATTCCTTCGACAGCATCGAGTTGCCGGCATCCCGGGAGCGGGCTGGTTGCACGCGGGCCTTCAAGGCCGGGCTGTCTTCGATCAGCGGATCGATCCGACCCCGCGATGAGCGTTTCGCCATCTCCACCGTCGGCAGGACCGCGAGCATCGGGCCGGGAGCATGGTGGATCACAAAGCCGATCCAGTTATTGCCCGCTTCCGTTGCCCCCACCTGCGCAGCTTTCATGAAGCTGATCCGTTGCGCGGGATGACCGGGGCTCAGCGCATCCATGATGTCCCGCAAGTATGGCGTCCGGGACGTCCTGTATTGCCCCGGTTCGGCCGAAGCGCGGGAAGATAGCTTGCGGTGCTGGTCGGCCCATTGCGATACCGTCAGGTCTGGATCAGGCCGCATGCCGCGGCGCCAGGCGCGCAGCAGATCTTCGGCGCCATCAAAGGCGAGGTCCAGATCACTGGTCAGATCAGGTTCGGATCGTGCCTCATTCAATCGCGACCCGGAGGTCTGCGAGGGCGTCGAGCTGCTGTCTGACATGGGCTTCCAGCACCCTTTGCAAGATCGCAGGCTCGATCACGATCGGCGTGTCCACCGCAGTCTCCAACTCCGCGGCCAGTTGCGCGGCCATCAACGCCGCCACCCGTGTCGGCCAGGTCACCCAGGCGTCGCGCTCCTGCCGCGCCAACCGGAACACGAGCGTCTCCGCGCGGGCGCGATCGACGAGCACACCTTTCTTCTTCTGGATTGCCAGTTGTCGCTCTTGCGCCTGGTAAACCGTCAGCGCCGTGCGGGCCTTGAGGTAGGACGTGCTTTCGCCAGGACCGGTGATCGTGCTTGCGGATGAAGCGCTGGTTGTGGTGGCAGATGTGTTCGCGTTCCTTACAGCGCCGGCGACGGTGCGCTCAGAAGCACTGGACGCCTTTGTCGACCGTCGCTGCTGATCCGGATCCGTCATCTGCGCGCGGCGTGCGTCTGAGGCCGGGGCATTGATCGAGCCATCGGCGAAAAGCACCAGCCGCCCGGATTTGCGGGCTTTTTGCACGGCGCCCCGCGAGATCCCCGCATGGGCCGCGTAGGCGCGTTCACTTAGACCTTCCACGGCAGCTGGCCATCCCCTCAAGGCATTGGGAATAAATGGTAATTACCATCTAATTCAGTTGATTACACTGCCGCATCGAGCGAGTCTGGAGCCCAAGAACAGGGTGCATCGGGCATCCTGGAACCTTGCAAACGGAGGCTCCCATGGCAGCCATTTCCACGATCCGCATCGATTTCGACGCGCTTCCGGATCATTTCGACCGGTCGCGGCCTGAATCCATCGCCGACACCATCCGCGATGCGCTCCGCGAGGACGGCATCGCCGCTGACGCGACGGATGTGATCGACGTTCTGCGCGTCGAATTCCCCACCGCGCAGCTGGCAGCGGCGAGCGCTGCGTTGGCCGCGATGGACCTGATTTGAGGAGAGCCGAACGATGACCCGTCTGAACCCAATCACCACGTCGCGCCACCAGCTTCGCGCCGAGAAGCTGCGCCGTAGTCGCGAAGCCGCCCTTGCGGCCTTCATGGAGAAGAAAGCCGAGATTGATGTGATGCTCGGTCGCCTGCAGGCCCTGAGCGACGATCATTTCGAGCGGAACCCCGACACGCTCAACTGGGGCGATGTCGGCGATCTCGAGCATTACGCCAGCCTCTTGCGCCGCATCACCGACAGCGCCTTTGGCGAAGGGGAGTTTGCCGAATGACCAAGACCGTCACGCTTGCCGAGCGCTACAATTCCAAAGCCGAGCAGGTCATGCCGCATATGGCCGACAGCCTGCGCGTCGATCCCGCGATCGATTGCGCCGGCGAGATCGACGACATCGTGTTCCGTCGCAGCGAATATCTCGGCGGCATGGCCGGCGTCCTACTGGCTTTGATCCACGACGCAGACTGATCCAAGCCAGCGAGAACCTGGCCCTGGGCCTCGGGCGCCGAGGTCCCGCCCATGGCTCGCCACTTGGCGGGCCCTCCCCGGTAGAACCCGCCCGCCGTTTGTGGCGCGGGGCAGCACCGGAGGACACCATGCCCAAACTCACCGAGACCCAATCCATTGTTCTAAGCCGCGCGGCGGCGCGGCCAGGCAACCTTGCCATGCCCTTGCCTGATGGCCTGCACGGCGCCGCCGCGAAGGTCGCCGTTGGCAAGATGATCGAGCACGGCTGGCTCGAAGAGGTCGACGCCAACCTGCGCCGCAAGGAGCCGCTTTGGCGCGAGACCGGCGATGGGCACGGCACCACGCTCATCGCCACCGAGGCCGGGCTGGACGCGATCGGGATCGAGCCGATCGTTTCCGGCACCGTGGCAAGGTCCCGAGGCGCGCATGCGACCTCGACCAGTGGAACCGAAACTGACGGCGATGCCGCCAAGCCGACCATCCGCGGTGGAACCAAGCAGGCTCAGATCATCGCGCTGCTCGAGCGACCCGGCGGGGCCTCGGTGCCGGAGATCGTCGCCGAGACCGGATGGCTCGCCCACAGCGTGCGAGGTCTGATCTCTGGGGCGCTGAAGAAGAAGCTCGGGCTGCCCATTGTCTCGGAAAAGGTCGAGGAGCGGGGCACCGTGCATCGTCTGCCACCGCGGTAATTCCCGCCCAGCTGGCTCGCCGCAGATCTACGCGGCCAGCCGTTTTGCCTTCAATGCATCGAAGGTCTCGCCGCTGCCGTCCAGGGTGGCGGCTTGGCCCGTGAAGGCCTGCCAGCGCGCAACGGCGACATCCACGTAAGTCGGGTTCAGTTCGACCCCGTAGCAGATGCGCCCGGTGGTCTCAGCCGCGATCAGGGTCGTGCCGGACCCCATGAAGGGCTCGAAGATGGCTTGGCCCGGGCTGGAATTATTCTGGATCGGCCGCCGCATGCATTCGACGGGCTTCTGCGTGCCATGGACCGTGTCCGCGTCCTGATCTTTGTTTGCGATTTGCCACAGCGTGGTCTGCTTGCGGTCACCGGCCCAGTGGCCTTTGCCCTTAGCGCGCACCGCATACCAGCAGGGCTCGTGCTGCCAGTGGTAATCACCCCGGCTGAGCACCAAACGGTCCTTGGCCCAGATGATCTGTGAGCGGATGCCGAAGCCCGCGGCGGTCAGGCTGTCAGCCACCTCCGCCGCATGCAGCGCGCCGTGCCAGACGTAGGCAACATCGCCAGGGAACAGCGCCCAGGCTTCTCGCCAGTCCGCCCGGTCGTCATTCAGCACCTTGCCCGTGCGTTTGGTCTTCGCCGCCCCCGTCTGGTTCCGCCAGCTTGGGTCATACGCCACGCCATAGGGCGGGTCGGTCACCATCAGCAGCGGCTTCACTGAACCAAGGAGGCGGCCCACAACATCCGCCGACGTGCTGTCGCCACATATCAGCCGGTGATCGCCCAGGCACCACAGGTCCCCCTCGACGGAAACTGGCGCGGCCGGTGGCTCGGGGATGTCGTCTTCGCCCTCGGCTGCCCCGTCTTCGCCCAGCGCCTCTGGGTCCTGTAGGAGCGCCTCGAGGTCTTCATCCGAGAAGCCCAGCAGGTCGAGATCAAAATCCTCCGCCAAGAGCCCCGCGATCTCGTCGCGCAGCATGGCCTCGTCCCAGTCCCCAAGCTCGGTCAGCTTG